CCTCGGGGGGCGGGCCACCGCCACCCATCATGGCGGCCAGGGCATCCTCGGGAGGCGCGCCCTCAGCCACCGCAGCGTCGGCTGTCGGTGCGGCCTGCTCGACAGGCTCCGGTGGGGCGAAGATCTTCTTCGCCACCTCCTCGATCGGCTCGCCCTTCTCCATGGCGTCCGTGAACATGGCCACCTTGAAGACCACCTCGGACACCATCTCGGGCGGGGCACCATTGGCGGCGAGGGACGCCACCGACTGGGCCAGGCCCTGGACGGCAGCCAGCAGGGCCTCGCGAGAGGCCTCCACTGCCACCTTCGACAGTTCCTGCGTAGCGTCGATGCTGCCGGGCAGTTCTCGCAGGACAGTGTCCTTCGAGTACAGCCCACCCGACATCAGTTGCAGCAGGTACACCACATGCTGGTTCGGGTTCATGCCGGTGGACGTACCGTAGTTGACGTCCACCTCGGTCTTGCCTTCGAGGTCCTTCGAGGCGGTGTACGAGAAGTCGTAGTCCGACCCGTTCTTGACACCCTCGCACTTCTTCTGGACGTCAGCCCACAGGGCCGTGTCCATCAGAATGCAGACCGTCGCGGCCTCACGGAAGAAGCCCATCAGGGTCTGCTGGTCCATGGCGATCTGCTGGGAATACCCAGCCATCATCTCCTGGATACCCTTACCCGTGACGACGGAAGCGTCGATCGAGCCACCCAGTGCAGGCGGAGAGATCGCACCCTTGTGCATCTCGGCCTCGAAGTGCTCGACGGCAGCCATCGCCTGCGGCGTGACCTCCATCGGCAGGCGCCGCGCGCCCTGGGGGTTGTTCGTTCGGATGACAGCCTTCGGGCCGATCGCCACGTTCGCGACGTCCGTCGGAAGGACGAACGGCGCCTCGATGGCGTCGCGGATCCCCTCAAGGGTCAGCATCTGCACTTCGTTGCGCGCCAACTGGGACCAGATCAGGTCGTCGAACGCACCCCGGATGTAGCCATCCACAGTGTGCTTCGGGACGCAGACCGTCAGGCAGCGCCTGATCGGGTTCTCCATCTGGTGCAGCACGAGGCCCTGGCCGATCGACGGGATCAGGATGCAGATCCTCTTGCCGTCGTCGTGGCGGTACACCTCGTAAGAGGTCCGCCCCGTCTGGTCCGCGTGGTTCTTGATCGCGTACGCGGCCTCAGGGTACTGCGCCTGCAGTTCCACGGCGCGCTTCTCGAAGACCTGCGCCACCTCAACCGTGCGACCTAGCGAGTCCCACACGGGGTAGACGTGCTGCGCCCGGCGTACACGGATCTCCGGCATCTGGCGCTCGAAGTCCGGAACGATCTCCGCCACGATCATGCCGAACGTGTAGAACTGGTCCGCACCGTCCTGCATCTGGTACTCGACCCGTGACGAGTCGAAGTAGTGGTTCACGATCTTCGTGCGCTTGTCAGCCCGGTCCTTCGCGCGCTGTGACGCGCTGTTCACCGAGGCTCGGCACCGGATCATCGGCATGGGCGACAGGGCGGCAGTCGCGTGGCGCGCCTGCTCGTCGATGACGTTCGCGACGATAGGTCGCGGGTACTGGTCGCTGAACGCTTCCGGGTCAACCTTGTCCCAGTCACCACGACGCACGTGGAGGACCTGGGCCGCGACGGAATCGCGGTGAATGTAGTGCTCGCGGAGCATCGTCACGCGCTGCGCAACATCAGGCTCGTATGCCATCGTTCCCTCCCTCTACTTCACAACGCCGTAGCCGGGATGATGGCACGCCGACGCTCACTGCGTCGGCTCGTATACCTTGACTGCACATGCGTCGTGACTTCCTGCTGGTTCGTCCGGCCGAACCCCAAAGACTCACGAGCCTTGATCACTGCGAACCACAGCGACATCACCGTGTCCTGCAGCAGTTGCTTCCCATCCTTGCCGGGCATCCAGGAGATCAGTTCCTCCATCAGCACCGCGACACCAGGAGCGGAAGTGCGGTCAGGCAGTTCCAGGGTGTTGTCCCCGTTGAACGTGCGCTGACCTGAAGCGTTGATGCGCATGGACCCGAACAGCGAAGCCATAGAGGCCACGCCGAAGTCCTGGTCCCGCTTGTTGCGCCCCGTGACGTGCGGCGTCAGCCTCACACCACGGATCGCCAGTTCATGAATCAGGTTCTCGTCGTACGCCAGGTACGACTGAAAGGCGTTCGCTTCGATGACCCACTCGTTCACGCCGTACTCGGCCGTGTACTGGAGGATCGCATCCGTGAAGTACGACGGGTTCGGGGCCTTCTTCGTGAACACGTTCTCGACGTACATCTTGCCGTTGACCGTATCCACCTTCAGGATCGTGATGGCAGTGATGCCCGCCATCGCCGGGTCCAGCCCGCCGATCGTGTACATGCCCTCGGCGCCATGCAGCAGGGCCCCGCCCACCCGTAGGGGGCCAGCCTTCCGCCGCTTCACCTCAGAACCGTACACGCACTCCTTCTGGAAGACGCTGTCCGAGGACGAGTCCTCCTGCTGGTACAGGAACGCCCAACGGTCTGCCGAGATGGCGGCGCGAATGCCAGCCAGTTTCGGACCGTCGAACGCCGGGTACAGGCCATCCTCGCCAGGCGTGGACGCCGTGTCGTCAGGGTCGTACGGCTGCGTCGAGCGACCCCACAGGGTCACCCACTCGTTCACGTCGTCTGCGTACTGGAGAACCGCAGGCTGCTTCAGCCGCGACCACGGGGTGTTGCCCGAGATGTAGTTCTCACCATTCAGCAGCGCCGCGTACAGGTCCTTGCTGGACGCTCGCGTACCGATGAGGAGCAACTTGCCGTTGTACAGGCGCGACTGGACGATGTCGTCCAGCCACTGCTTCTGGTCCTCCCACAGGTGGGAGTTCAGCGTGTCCACAGCGTCGTCCAGGATCATCAACTGGACACGGGACCCCTGAAGGTCACCACGGATACCCAGCGCCATGACGCTCGGGTCCTTCTCCTCGGACGTGACGTCAGCACCCAGGTAGATCTTGGTGGCCGACCACTCGGCGCCCTTCTTCTTGAAGCCACCCTCCGGGGCGAACGCGGCCTGCAACTTCGACCAGCGGGGGTCAGTCAGGCGCTGCTTGATCGCGTAGAGGAACTTCTTCGCCTTCTCCTGCGTCTTGCCCACGATGACGATAGACGTCTCAGGGTTCATGCACAGTCGGTACACGGGGTACTCCACCGTCATCACGGTGGACTTCGAGTGGCCTGGGGGGACGTTCACCATCAGGCGGTTCGGGTTCCTGCGCTCGAACGTACCCGGGAGGTCGTCATCGACCTCACCCTTCTCCAGGGCCTGAATCCAGGCACGCTGGTGAGGGTACGTCTCACGGCCCAGGTACTCCAGGCGGAACTCCTCGAACGAGATGTCCCGGCGACCCGGAGCCTTGACGCCATCAGCGTCAGCCTGCGCCTTCAGGCGCGCGCGCACGAGGTCAATGCGCCCGGCAAAGTCCTTGTCAACCCGGCGCCACTCCTCGTACGTCTTGACCGCACGGTTCGCCAGACGGCACGCTTCCTCAACGCTCATGCCCTGAGCGATACTGTTGACTACCGTTTCCTTCGCGGCCAGGGTCGGCTGGTGCTTCGCTCCCATGCGTGCCACTAGCCCCACCCCCTCCGAAGACAGCAAGAAGGCCCCCGGCTACAACACGGGGGCCTTCTGCCGGACCTGGTGCGCGGCGCTCGCTTTATGCGCAGCGACTCGGTCATGTCCACCATGGTCCGTGGTAGAGAATCACCTCTACACTAGTAAGGGGACGGATTGTATACCACTACGAGCGGATGGGCTCCGTGGCGAACCTCTTGCGAGCGTACGCCCTGCGCTCGACGATCTCCGGGCGAGGCGCTACCCGGGTCGTAACTGGGTGCTCGACAGCCGACTCGTCCCGCAGATCCATCGGCCGACGGTCCAGACCGATCGGCCTGTTCAGCGTCTGGTGGTCCCGGTCGAACTTGCCATCCAGACCCGCCGCAACCGACTGGCTGCTCGACGCACTCAGGCTGTACGCTCGCTCGTAGCCATTGTGAGCCTGGGGCATGCGCTCTGAGCGCATCTTCGCGTCCGCCCCAGCGTCACCCATGCGGCGCAGGAACGCCGTGTGGGACTCACCCTCACGCTCCGGGTTCTCGATCGCGTACATGTACATGTCCGACCAGAACTCGTGAGACGTGAAGTCCACCAACTCCCCACCCACCGACGCCACCCCACGAGGGGCGACCCACGGGGTCAGGTTCTTCTTCCCCGCCTTGCGGTGCGCCATGCGCTCCGCCTCGTTCAAGTCGTCCACCATGCCCACCCACTCCGTAGGGATAGGCCAGGACGGCGCCTCCGGCACCGGGACCGCCTTGCGGAGGGCGCCCTGAGCCCACGACGTCAGGTACCGCTTGACCGCCCGGGTCAACTCGGCCTCCGTCATGCCCATCGCCTTCGACAGGTGCTTCCCCAGCCACGGCATCACGAGGTCCTCCAGGTCGAACCAGTCGAGGTCCCGACGGTCGATGATCCGCAGCCAGTTGGTGCTGGAGGCCGCCCACTCGCCGTAGGCGGTACGGGCGATACGGGCCTTGTCCAGGGCGATCTCTTGGAGCATCTGAGGCTACCTCTTCCGCCACCCACAGGGGGTGCATCCCAGGGCTCCCGACTAGCGGTAGTCCAGGGGGGTCGGATCCGGGGGATCCTGGAGGCCCCCTCTTGGGGGCCACACCCTGTACAACAACCCCACCTAGACATCTATTCCCGAACCGGCTGTTCAGTTTGAGTGAACAGCCCCAGATGCTGAACACCCTGACCAAACCGGAGTTCACACCCTGGCAAAACCGGAGTTCACCAGAACCCCCGTGGTGAGTGACCGTAGCCCTAGCGTAGGTCAGTCACCCCGTGGATGTTTACCACCACCAGCGGTACTACCGCACCTGGGACCAAACCCTCCGCTACACCAGGTCCTGGCTACCCGAGTTGATTCCGTGACGACCCCAAGGAGTCACGGAATCAATTATGTAGGGAGGGACCCTTGGGTCCACGACCGCGAGTCCCATGTTCTCCCACGAGAAGGCGTTAGCCTTCGAGTGGTTCATGATTCATGTTCTCTCCGCTTGGGCTACGAGAACCTGAAGGTGAGACAACCGCATCAACCCCACCCCCCTACCCCCCTCCCCAGCCCTACATCTGTAAGGGGACGGTTCGTATACCACCCCTCCGCGACACACCACACGATCCGCACGGTACGAGGCGTGTCCCCAGGAGCCCGTCTCAGCATGTGGACAGTGCTCCATATGCCAATGGGCCCCATGAATCCATTCTCGGGGGTCTTTTCTCGGTATCCCTCGCTCCGCTCGAATATCCCACATGTATCACGGGTTTAGCAACCCCCCGGGTCAAATGCTACAAGGGTTGGTACGAACGTGGTACATGGCTTGGTACACGAGCCATTCACTAACGTGGCTAGAGGGGTGAGGGGGGTACCCCTACCCCCCCCCTGCCTCTTGTTGTGTATCATGCTATGTACCACATGTATGTACATGATTGTCGCACCCATTGTGCCATGTTCATACCATGCATTGTATTGCCCATCATGACATGCATGTACCCACCCATGTACCAACACAGGTGGGTGGGCTAGACAGGTGAGGCACAGTGGGCTAGAGCAGGGCGTGCTGGTACCCAGTGTCAGACAGTGAGACCCAGTGCCATGCAGGGAGGGCTAGAGCAACACCAATGAGACCCCGTGCCACCAAATGAGACCCAAGGGCACATGTTTAGAGGAGCGCCCTGTCCGACCCTAGGATCCGAGGGGGCCGAGTGTTCGATGCATGGGCATGCCAAAGGCCCCTTGCGGGGCCTGTGACGGTCGGGGTGTGTGGTTGTACCGGCGGGTGTGCGGGAGGCTCTAGGATCCCGCGTACGCGGCGCCCTGGCGGGGTGTCACGCTTCGCGAGCGGTGACGAGTACGGCCGTGTGGTCGCGTCGGCCGATAACCTCGGCTCCCTCATCGGTCCGACGGGCGTGGAAGATCACCCGACCGGCTGCGCCGTTCCACAGTGAGGCGAGGCTGGTGGCGGTGCGGTACGCGGCCAGGTTGCGCCCGCCATCCACTTCGACGTGGAACGTCTCGACCCTGTTGCTCACGAGGTGCAGCGCCCGGGTGGTGTAGGCCCTCGGGGTGGGCACGGCCGTCGTCACCTTGTGGTGGGCGTCGACGGCCGTACGGGTGGCGTCGCCGCATGCGGCGCACGTGGGTCCCTCGTGGGTGGCGACATCCAGGGTGACGATCGCCTCTTCGCCGTCGAATGACGTGACGACCACCTGGGTGTCGTCACCGATGCCTACCGGCGTCCACGTGCCATCCCACGCGGCCACGCCGCGTGCTGCGGAAGCGAGCGCTTCGGCCGGGCTGGTGGCACGCACCAGGAGGTTGGTGGTGGAGTCGTACCGGCCGGTTGACGGGTCGTACGTGCCAGTCTCTCCGGCGCGTGAACCGACGTAGAGGATGGTGACGCGGTAGTCGGTGCCGGTGGTGGCGATGTCGGTGGTGTTCATGGTCCCTGTCCTTCGGTTGATTCGGTAGGTGCAAGCACCACGCTAGCACACCCTGTCAAGCGGTGTACAGAAACCCACCGACCCTGTCTCGTCCTGGTTGAGTGAGCCTTG